CGGTGGGAATGGTGGAGATGGCGCTTATAGTGGTAGCGGTGATGCTGTGGCAACAGATGGGAGTTTTCCGGGTGGTGGTGGCGGCGGCGCAGGATCAAACGGCACGTCTCCATTTATTAAAAGCGGCGCTGGCGCAGACGGCGTAGTCCGTGTTTGGCAATGGTAAGGGAGATCAATATGAGAGCAGCAATCATCAAAGACGGCATCGTAGCGAACATTGCCAAGGTTGCCGACGAAGACTTTGCACAATCGCAGGGCTGGATCGTCAGCGACACGGCAAAAATTGGCGATAGCTACGATGCAGAAACGGGCAAGTTCACAACCTCGCCCCCGCCGCCCGAGCCTATCCCAACATCAATCACCCCACGCCAAGCGCGCCTAGCACTACTGCAAGCAGGGTTGCTATCGCAAGTAGACACCGCTATTGCCTCACTCGAATCCCCCGCTAAAGAGCAGGCGCAAATCGAGTGGGAATACGCCACCAGCATTGAGCGCTCAAGCGAATGGATTAACCAGTTAGGCAGCGCGCTAGGGCTAGACGCCACAGGGATTGATGACCTGTTCAAAACCGCTAGCACCCTGTAAGACACCAAGCGCCCCCGTGGCGCTTTTTTGCTATACTGTCAAGTTAAATACTGAGAACCGGAACGCTATGACATGCCCAACTGGAAAGAAACCAATATCGATGCTGGGACGCTCGTTGCGTTCGTCATCGGGATACTGTCGCTGGTCGCAACTGTGGTTGGGATTCAGTCTTGGGTGGATAACCGCATTAATCAGCGTGTGGCCCCTGTTGAATTAGAGATGCGCGAACTAAAGCAGGAGATCCGCGATTCTCTCGCGTCAAGCAATGCTAGCCGCAATCGCCAATATGGAGAGCTGCTAAGCAAGTTTGATGAACTGATGGAGGTGCAACGGTGAGCATCTACGAAAACGCAGAAACCTACCGCCATATCACCCCCGAGCAACTAGCCGCGTGCATGCCTGGATGCCCTAACCCTACTCAGTGGGCAGTGGCATTCGATGACGCCATTGAGTTTTTCGACGTGCGCCGAGATGACCGTGCAATGTTGCTTGCCCAGGTTGGGCACGAAAGCCAAGACCTCAATACGCTAGAAGAAAACCTATCTTACAGCGCAAGGCGGTTGATGCAGGTGTGGCCGTCACGTTTCCCCAACGACCGCATCGCATCGCAGTACGCGCGCAATCCCGAGGCGCTGGCTAATAACGTGTACGGCGGGCGCATGGGCAACGATAAAGACGGCGATGGGTGGCTATTCCGTGGCCGTGGCCCCATCCAGCTAACCGGGCGTTACAATTACACACGCTTTGCCGACGCGATTAACAGCAGAGAGCCAGTGCTGCATCCCGATTCGCTACTGGAGCCGGGTGTGGGCGCGCTGGCAGCCTGTTGGTTTTACGTGACCAACGTTCCCGTTGGCGCTGACATTGTGACCGCTACGCGGCGCATTAACGGCGGCACGAATGGATTAGATGACAGACAGCGGCGCTATGAGCGCTGCATCGAGGTGTTAGGATGAACTGGCGAGATGTGGCAGAAACGGTGGCGAAAGCTGCGCCTGCTTTGGGCGGCGTGCTTGCTGGCCCGGCTGGCGCTGGTGCTGGGACTCTCATCGCTCGCGCATTGGGCGTGGACGATAACCCACAGGCGGTTCAGGCTGCGATGCATGCAGACCCGCAAGCGGCTATTAAGTTGCGTGAAGTCGAAGCATCGCTGACGCAGGCGCTTATACAACAGCGCGGCAGCGTGGTGACGGCTGAGGCTAATGGAGAATCGTGGCTTCAGCGTTCGTGGCGTCCCTTGACAATGTTATTTTTTGTGGCGCTAATTGGTGCCCACTGGCTGGGGTTTACTGATGACTCAGTTAGCGATGAAGTTGTTTTGAGCGTCTTGGACTTAGTGCAGATAGGTATAGGCGGATACGTAATTGGCCGTAGTGCCGAAAAGGTGACGCGCATTGCGACTGGTGGCGGACTACTGGATAATATCTTGACGCGGCGCAAATAAAAAGCAACCCGGCAAGGTGGCTATGACGATGCGTAGCTATGTGCGTTCAGATCGTAACGTTCAGCTCTTCGGCTGTATAGCTATCCCTGTCGTTTTTCGCCGCGTATCTATTCCAGCTAATTAAGCGCCGCGCATTGCCCGCAATGATCATTTTCTGCACGGCATACGCGACCACCTGCCTTGATATGCCTAGCGCTTCTGAGGCTGCAACGTATGACCCGCAAGCGCAGTAGGCGTACCAAATGCTAGGCCAGTCGTGTTTAGGAGTCTGCATGCGGTAATCGGCTGGCTTGATGCCTAATAGCGTGACCGCCTTTGATATAGTGGCTTGGTGATGCTCAAGCGTTTCGGCAATGCGATCTATTGTCCATTCTGGGTAAACCTCACGAATAAATGCGAGGTCGGTTTCGTCAATAGGTGCGTGCTGGTTCATATTAGTCACCATCCCTGCTTAAAGGTGCCAATTGGCAAAACACACGCATCATGTAACGACATATTTTTATATCGAATGCGCTGCTCGGCAGTCGCGACATTGACCACGCGGCAAGGATATTCGCGTATCTGACGTTTGATTGACTTTGCGCCTGCCACAGCGCGCAACGCCATAGCCTGCTTGCGCTTTTCCTCAAATAGCTGCTGTTCGTATTTGCTTAGTCGCATGTTGTGCTCCTTTTTTTGGGTGTAAAAAAGCCCTCGTATCGTGAGGGCAAACGGTGGTTTCCCACACCTACTGCATAGGCAGTGCCGTCGAAACGGAGGAGGTCGGTGCGTGACTACTGCGGATGATATTCTGCCCCTCTAGATCCGCGCTTGGGTAAGCCCTGGCATTAACTAGCGCCCCAGGGCTGGCGCTTTATCGGTGTTTTGCTGCCGCTTCACCCGCTAGGGCAAAATAGGCCGCGCCATCTTCATAAGAGTCTAACCGCAAATCGCCCTGCTGGCTACGGACTAATTTCAACAATGCCATAAAATGCCAGCCTTGCTCCTCGGTTAGCTCGATGCCAGTGGTGGCACTGAAGGCATCAACAGTAGCCGCCATACTGCGCTCGCCTTGCGGCTTGTCGTAGGTGCTAGCGCGGTCTTGCATGTGCTGTGCGGCGGCGTTGAGTATGCTGTTAGCGGTAATCGCGTTGTGCATATCTCGGGCTAGCTGCTCACCCAGCAGCCGCGCATCTTGGGCGTGCGGCGCGTTTGGGCAGTCGTCGCAGTAATCATCTTGGCCGCAAGGCTGGCCGTCACTGCAGGTTTTGAACTCCTCCGAAAATTCACGCGCTTGCGAGTTCGTTAGGCTGCTGTTGGGTTGGTTGAATTGGCGCCCAACGCGATGCTTTACGCATGTGATGCCATGCGGCTCATTTCGACTCTTAACTGGCTCATTTTTGCTCATAACGTATACCCCATCTTCTCAGCAATCCAAACGCCCAACGCCGCTAGAAACAGCACGGCACCGATGCAAATTAACAGCCCTGCCCCAATCGCTAGCCCCTGCCCGAGCAGCGTATCTGGCACATGGGCCATGATGGCGTTGGTGATACTCTGTAGCGGGTTTAAACTGTTCATGCGACACGCTCCTCAACAACACCATCCGCCAATTCATGCAACCGCGCTGCCAGTTCATATGCCGCTGTGCGCAGATCGTTGCCGTGGTGGTAGTCGCGCAGCAGGTTCAGCACTTCCATAGGATGCTCAGTCAGCAATTCCAGCACTTCGCTAATATCGCCATCATCGCTTAGCATGTCGTCCCATGCGGCTGCGCGGGCCGCCTCTTGTTCGAGTTCGCGGGCATCGCGGGCGTCTGCGTCGATGTCGTCTAGCATGTGGTCGGGTGCTGTGTATAGGTTCATGGGTGTTCTCCTCGGGCTTTGGCTAGGGCGGCGCGGGCAGTATCCATAGCAGCGTCTTTTCCGAAGCCGCCAAACTCAACCATCTGCAACATCATCTCCAGCGCATCATAAAGCTCAGGCGTGGCGGCGATGAGGTGGGCGTTGGCTCTTGCCTTTTCTGATCCTACCTCCTCCATGTCATCGCACCCATAAACATCTGCTAGCGAATGCCATTTAACGTGGCCAAGGTCTATATCACCACCTGGAGCATCAATCGCCCATACGTGCGGATGCTTTCTAACGCATGACCACGGCCCAGCTGTCCACCTCGTTTCGCTCATTTCTTCCCCTCCATCTCATTCATCAACCGCGCCATCCGGCGCGCATACATGCGGGCGCGTGTTTTGTCGCGGACAACGCGACCTCCGGGGATAACCCAGCCTTCTTCGGTGCCTAGCACCGTGGCGTTGCCGTGTTTGATGTTTTGGTACATGGTGTTGCTCCTATGGCCCCGCGTTTGCGGGGCGTGTTGGTGTTAGTGTTATGCAACCTTCACTAGCTTGTCGCTCCAATTGATGTAATAAGTGCGGCGCGTCTCTAAAATATCATCTGCGCGATAACCAATGGCACGAACTTTTCCGTTGCCCGTGCATCCACCTATATCCGTATAAATAACCTTGCCACCGCGCTTTACGAACTTGCCGGAAACGTCGCCCTCTTCGTGCCAATCATCAACTCGTTTAGCGTTGTTCATTGCCTTTCTCCTTAATGCTTCGCTTTATGTATGAGATGATATTAGAGGTTTTTAGGCTGAATTTATAATTGTAATTCTCTATACGATTCGGTGATGCGTTAGGTTTTGGCTATCGAACCCCCTTGCTAGCCTGAACACCACCATCACCGTTGTACTGGCCCCGAACTGCATAGCTCGCCAGTTCTGGCACCATTTCACCCCGGAAGAAATACATCTGCCCGCACTTGTCGCCGGGGCGCATAACTAGCGTGTGGTGCCGTAGCGTGTTGTGGTATTCCATCGTTAGCGCGCTGCCGTGCCATGCTGGATCACAGTACCCGGCGTTCAAGTGGTTCAGTCCCGCACGCGCCATGCTGCTCTTTAGCACGTAGATGCACGCTATATCATTCGGCAGGTTAAAGATTTGCTCAGTAGAGGCTAGGGCGAATGCGCCGGGTTTTAACACAAGGTCGCCGCTTGATTTAGTCATTTTGGGCGTTTCTTTGTTGCCCAAAATAACGTACTCCTTGCGGCCATACGGACTATCTTCAAACAAATAGCCATCGGCTAGCGTCAAGTCTATCGAAGCGCCATTAATCTGTTCGGGCTTTACATTCTCGATAACGCCTTGATGTACTAGCGCGCATAGCTCAGTGTAGGTGATTAAGCTCATATTGACCCCTCAGTGAACAGTATCGTTTTTTTCATCATCTTCCAGCGGCATTGTGTGCCCCAGCTCATCAAGCAATGCCAGCACCTCGCCCGCGTCGCCTTTTAGCTCGGTGGTGTCAGTAACCGAACGGTCGTCAATGCGCTGCGTTTTTGTGATTTTTACGGTGATCATTTTCTCTTCCTCAGATTAACCCTATCAATCGTGGCCTTTGCGGCCTCCTTTTGCCTAGCGCTGGCACCAGCGGGAAACCGTATCCCCCACTTTCGGCACCAATGCCCCAGCGTATCTTTATGCAGTCCCCATTCGCGTGCTAGGTCAGCGCAGGTATAGCCCGTTTGTGGTGCTGCTTTGGCTGCCGCTGCCAGTATTTCGCGCAACGGCTGGCCTTCCTGTTCTTCAATTGCCCGCATCCATCGCGGGCAGTGTTTGGGTAGCGTGTGCGCCTGCTCGTGGTCGTATCCAGCGGCTAGGCGTTTGTAGTAGGTGGTTCGGTGCATGGTTATTGGTCTAACAGATCGAACAAGCTGGTTTGAGCACCGCTACGCTCTTGGTGCTGCAAGTGTTTAACCGCCTGGTGGTAGTAAGTTGGGTGCAGCTCGGTGCCAATAAATTTGCGCTTCATGCTTAACGCGCTAACACCTTCCGACCCGATGCCCATAAATGGCGACCATACTACGTCACCTTCGTTCGTATACATTTCAATGCCGCGCTTAGTGATGTTCATTGGCATAGGGCATAAGTGCTTTTCTGCTTTTTCGTCAGCGGCCTGCTTAACATTCAGCACGTCAGTCGATGGCAAATCATAATCGCCACGGCCACTCTGGTTGGATCCATATGCATTCCAGATTGGCGATGCCAGATCTTGCCATGCTTTCAGCGGCACCTCCGATGGCGGATGCGTTACGGGGCGCACTAGATCCTCTTCGCCATCCTTCGCCCATTTTCGATAAACCATTAAATACTCAGGCATTCCTACGCGGCAGAACGTGGCGTCACTCTTGAATGTTTTCCATAGTAATCCGTGCGCGTTGGTTTTGCTGCGCTCCAATACCGGGTCTCTAAAAATAGTGATACGGCACTGCAAATCAAAACCTTCCTCCAAATGTACTCGTGTACACATGTCGCTAAATGGCCGAATCCCAGACGTCCCGCGCTCGCTACTCCCCTGGTAATAAACCAAGTCTTTTACATGAATCGCTGTGCAGCGACCGGGTCGCAGGGCACGGAATTTTTCGCGCACCAAGTAGCGATATTGCTCTATAAACTCTTCATCTGAGTCAACGTTTCCCATATCAGCAATCGACTCGGAATAAACGTAGAGTGAGCTAAACGGCGGGCTATAAATTGAAAAATCAATAGAGTTGTCAGGTAACGATTTGGCAAACTCTACACAATCAGAGTGATAAGCGGCCCAATCGGTGCCTTTATCTTGATTCATTACGTTTTGCATTGTCATCTCCTATAACCAGTTCGGTAATTGTGCATTTTCAGTGGGTTGGTATGCATGCTTGACGTGTTTTTCAAGCACTTCACGTTTCATTGCGTCAAACATCTCGCGCTTCATTGTTTCATGTTCGTCGCGCTTTCGCTTGATGGTCTGCCATATCGCTAGCTCGGTTTCTGCCATTGCGATATGTGCATGAACTTCGCGCTGCTGACCGAATCGGTAGAAGCGGCGAATCGCCTGATAGTACATCTCATAGCTGAACGATAGTCCGACAAACGCCGTTCTTGCGCAATGCTGCCAGTTGAGTCCGTAGCCTGCAATTGAGGGCTTACTGACAAGTTGCTTTATATCACCGTTGGTAAAAGCGTTTAGCCGCTCCTCTTTCATTTCCGGGGGCATTTTTCCGTTGACTTCAATCGCGTCAGGCAATAGGCGCATGATTGCCTCCGCATCATAATCGGTCTCTACCCATATCATCCACGGTTCATCAGGTTCTGCGCTGACGACTTCTGCTATTTTTGCGGCCCGGTCGTTTGCTGTGAGTCGTTTTTCTTTATGTATACCCGTCGCATTGGTGTTGGTAATGCGGAACAGCTCGCCCTCTGCCGCTCCTTCCGTCATGTCTGTTTCCACGAGGTGCATGTGCTCATGGAGCCTTGGCAGGTTATAGCCATGATCTTCATAGCCCATGTCTGACGGCTTTCCAACGCAGCGCGCCCATGATGCTACCCAGCTCCAGAACGGCTTAACACCGTGCCGCTTTAGGCGGTATTTGCCCATCTGTTTTTGATCTGCAATAAAAAACCGTGCCAACATCTCATTAGATGCCATTGCGCCCGTGAATTGGCTATGCTGGCCTAGCTCCATATGGTCATTTGGTGCAGGTGTGGCAGTCGCTGCCAACCGCCAGTGCATATCATTAGAGAACTCCATTAGTCCGCGGCTTATTTTTCCGTTAAACGATTTAACAATGCTGGATTCGTCCAGCACAATTCCGCCAAATGATTGACGGTCAAACTTCCCCAGGCGTTCGTAGTTGGTGATATAGATGCCCGCTCCGTTAATATCCCCTTGGCCTCTCGCCAGCGTTACGTCGATGCCAAACCGCTGCCCCTCGCGCTGGTGCTGAAGACCTACTGCAAGGGGTGCAAAAAAAATCACTGGCTTATTGATGTGCTCAACAATGCACCGCGCCCATTCCAATTCGACTAGGGTTTTGCCTAGCCCTGTGTCCAGAAAAGCCGCACCCCTGCCCGCTCTTAGCAGGAAGTTGACCACGTCGCGCTGGTGTGGGAACAGGTTTTTTGAAAGCTCAGGCAGGTCAGCCATGCCTGAAGGTAGCGCCTTGAACTCTTTTCGTTTTAAAAATTCGTGATACTCCATAACCACTCCTAGTCGTGTTGCCTTGCCTGTCAAATTCTGCCACCCCTAGCGCGAGGTGGCTAATTGGTTTTGTTTATTGGTTATTGGATTGTGATAGTCAGAATCAGAATGGAATGTCCGAGTCGTCGTCCATCATGCCGCCCTGCTGAGGCTGTGGCGCTGACGGTTGCTGCTGACTCTGCGCAGCCGCAGGCGATGCCTGCTGCCCACCACCGCTATCACCCTTTCCGCCTACCAAGTCAACGCTATTGCAGCGCAATTGCAAATACGTTTTGCCTTCATGCTCGCGTGTTGACAGCTCGCCTGACACGGCTACCTGCTGGCCTTTTTTCAGAAACTCAGGCAGTCGGGATTCTGCCTGCTTGTCCCATAACGCACAGTCGAGCCATAGCGTTTGGGCGCGGTCGCCGTAGCCGGACTTAATGGCTACGCTGAAATTACAAACAGTGGTGCCGGATACTTGGTTGATGCGGCAATCGCTACCGAGGTTTCCAGTGGCGCTTAATACGTTCATCGCTTAAATTCCTTCATGCTGAGTAGGTTGGTTGTCGGTGCCAGCTGCGGGCTGCTGGTTTATTTGCGGTTCGTCGGGGTGCCCTTCATCTTCGATGGGCGCGTTTTGCTCAAGCGTCTTGATTTGCTCAGGCGTAAGCTGGCCTGTTTTCTGGCACTGCGCAATGACCTGGGGCAGTGTCATTTTGCCGGACTGCATCGCATCAATCATGGCTTGTTTAACCGAGTCGAATTTATCCTGAGGGTACATCGTGGGTTCGACTCTGAGGCATTCGACCGGAAACGGGATGCGCTTGCTGCGGTTAATGGCAAGCGAGAACATCATGCCCTTGACCGGAATATCGGACATTGCTTTTACCCAAATTCCACCCACCTCTTTACCTGCATACATAACGCTAGGCTCGTACTCAAGGCGCGCATAGCGCCCAATCCATGCGTCTGTTTCGGTGCCCCACGCGCCGCACAAGATGCGGATCATGCCCTTGCTAGGCTTCCATGGTCGGTTGTTATCGCCGTCAAAATACACCCACACTGGCTGTTCGCGGCCTTGTTTGTAGTCAACGGTGCGCACCTTGATAATCAGCGGTGCGCCGATGATGTCTAATGCATTGAGCTGGTCTGACTTTGCTTGCATTGCTTGGCTGATATCGGCCATGTCGTTTCTCCTGTTAGGTCAACTCTTCGTCTAACATATCCATCATTACCCAATCCGGCAGGCTGCAAATATCGCTATGCAGGCCGTAGGCGGGCCAATGGTTCGTTTTCTCTGCTTCTGCGTAGGCTAGCAGCACCTCGCGGTATTCCTGGTGGCCTTTTTGTTTTGCCATATCGTCAAGCGTGTACAGCACGTTGGCGCACGGCGGCTGCTCCTCAATTGCTAGGAACTGGTAGCTTTCCAGCTCGTCACCCGTAATGAGCTGGTAGATGTGCCGATACATCGCCTCTTGCACGTAGTAGCGGTAGGCAAACACTGAGCGCGAGAATGCGCGCTGTCGGCAATCCTGCGTTTTCTTAACGTCGATAACGCGCTGCGTGTCGGTGATCCAGTCATAACGGCAGCGTAGCAATACGCCAGTTTCGGGGTCTTCAACAAACGCCGATAGCTCTGCATGTCCGGGTTCGCTGAGGATAGCGTGCGCGTCTGGATTGTTGCGCACTGACTCTACCATTACGTCAACGGATGCGCCTTCGCTGTCGGTGAGCGTGGCGTGGTCGCCGTAGATTTTTTTGGCCTGCTGGTACTCCGACTTGCGGCGGTCGTTAATGCCCTTGATGGTCATGTATTCCGCTGCGTAGCGTTCCGGCTCAAGTAATGCCGTGTGAAACGCGGTGCCGATATCCATAGCGCGTGTTGATTTAAAACCGCTGCGGTAAGCGTAGTGAGCCGGGCTGCGTGCGACTAGCGATAGGCCGCTGTTGCTGATGCCTGGATATTGGTGGTAGGCAGCGTTGCTCATGTTGCGCACAAAGCAGCCAGCGCGGGCTTTTTCTTCGGTTAGGTCTGCGTAGTCGATGATGTGCATGCTTCTCTCCGTTGGTGTGTTTTATCGGTTGACGCCCACAAACTATAGGGGCTACACTTCGCGATGTCAAACACAAAATTGGAGCGCAACAAATGAAGCTAATCGACCAGTTAGTTGCCCGCATGCAGGGAAAAAACCTGTCTGAAATTGCCCGCCGTGCCCAGGTGGCGCGTGACCATGTGACGGATATTGCCGCCGGGCGCGTGCAAAACATGAAGGTGGTGACGTATGAAAAACTGAGTGCTGCGCTGGATGAGATGGAGGCGCGGTAAGAATGAAAAACTTCACTCTTTTTGAGGATCAAAACGAGTTTGTTGATAACCTTCGTCATGCTTTGCGCGAGGGGTTCAGGTCAATACTTGGTGTTGCGTCACCTGCTTTTGGCAAGACTGTTGTGGCGGGATACATAACCTCTGAGGCCAAGAAAAAAACAGGCGGTAGCGTTTGGTTTTTGGTGCATCGAAAAAACCTGCTGCGCCAAACAAGCCAGAGCTTTTGGAAAGCTGGCATTGAACACGGGCTAATCACCAGTGGCAAGCGTCGTAGTGAGCTGCCTGTTCAGGTCGGCACCATTGGCACTGTGCATTCACGTTACCCCAGCATGAAGGCACCAACGATATTGTTTATTGACGAGGCGCATCTAGCCAAGGGTCGGATGTTTGAAACGGTCATTACATGGGCTATCGAAAAAGGGTCAATAGTCATAGGATTAACCGGGACGCCACAGCGACTCGATGGCAAGCCGCTCGATATTTTCCAAAAAATGATCGAGGCAAAGTCAACGCGATGGCTGATAGATCAAGGCCGTTTGTCAAGCTACGAAATTTACAGCACTCCCAACCTGCCGGACATTTCAACTGTCAGGAAGTCAGGCGGCGATTTGAACCGTGAAGACTTGGCAGCGGTAATGGATACCAAGACCATCGTTGGTGACGCCATCGGTCACTGGCGAAAATATGCCAACGGCATGATAACTGTCTGCTACTGCGTGAATGTTGCACACAGCAAGCATACAGCCGCAGCCTTCAGTGCGGCGGGAATACCTGCCGTACACGTTGACGCCGACACGACCACAGCAGAGCTAAAGGATGCGTGCGAAGGTCTGGCAGACGGTCGCTACAAAATCCTGTGTAACTGCGAATTAGTAATTGAAGGTTTCGACCTCAGCGCGCAAGTGGGCAGGGATATTACTCTGGAGTGTTGCATACTGCTCCGGCCTACTGAATCATTAGCGCGCTATCTGCAAATGGTGTTCAGGGCGCTACGAAAAAAGAACCGCCCCGCCGTTATCCTTGACCATGCCGGGTGTGTATGGAAGCACGGTCTACCCGACGACGACCGCGAATGGAGTCTTGAAGGTCGCAAAAAAGGCAAGCGCAAAAAAGACGAGGACGAACAGCCAGATTTACAAATTCAGCAGTGCATGAATTGCTATCACGTATTCAAGGCAGGGCCGGATTGCTGCCCATCGTGTGGCGAGCCATTGCCCCGCAAGGGGCGCGCAGAAATTGAAGTGGTCGACGGCGAACTAGAAAAAATCGACGTAGCGCAAATTCGCAAGGAGCGCAAACGCGAACAGGGACAAGCGCGAACGTTGCGCGAACTGATAGAGTTGGGATTGCGACGCGGAATGAATAAGCCCTCGCAGTGGGCAGCTATCACGCTGGCAGCCAGGGCAGGACGCAAGCCCACGGCTAAGGATTTTGCTGAGGCTAAGCGTGTGATACTGGACATTCAGCAGGGTGGCAATGATGAACAGGAGGCGTTTTGATGGACGGTAAAATCCAGCAGGAAATAACACCATCCGACCCCGTGCCCGGAAAATACATGCTACTCCGTCACGGTGGCACCAAAAAACCAGTGGCCTATTGCACCGTGCCCGTGCCGTATGCGTTTAAAACGATGGTCGAGGGTTTTTCAGAGCCTGAGCATTGCCAAGTCAAGGTGGCCGATTGCGACGGCACCCGCGAAGCCCTGGCGGCGCTGTTTCGTGATGATGCCGGATGGCGTGCGCCGAATATCAATCAGGAGGCAAAATGACACCAGAGGCCAGAATCCAACGCGAAATTATGCTGGCGCTGTCGCAAGCCGGGTGCATCGTGTGGCGGCAAAACACCGGGCAAGCATGGCAGGGCAAACAGCTACACAAGGCAAGCGACCAGATAACGCTAGGCGAGTGCAGGCCGGTGCATTTTGGCTTGTGCAAGGGTAGCAGCGACGTGCTAG